TAGATGATTGCCCGATTTATGGAAACACTGATTTTCTCACTCAATATCTCATGGAGACTTATGAGGCTGAGGTGGAATACGATCTTTCCAAGATCAAAGTCGCATACCTAGACTTGGAATGTGAGAGTGAAGACGGGTTTCCTGATTTGGACAACCCAAATGAAAAAATTAACCTGATGAGCATTCGGGTTGATGGCGCTACTTATGTCATAACTTCAAAGCCAGTCGATCTTCCTGATTGTAAAGTAATACTTACGAGTTCAGAAAAGGAACTGATCAAAAAAACCTTTGAAGTCTTGGCAAAAGAAGATGTTGACATTATTTCTGGGTGGAATATTAAACTGTTCGATATGCCCTATATAATAGGTAGGGCTAAACTCTTCTTTGAAGAGAAGGAGATTCAGGAGTGGTTGCCTTTTGGTTTGATGAAGATGCGGGAAACGGATATCGGTGGAAAGGTCTATAAGATCTATGAATTTCCCGGATATACGATTCTTGATTACATGGATCTGTACAAAAAGTTCTCCGGAACGAGTCAAGAAAGTTACGCTCTAAATTTTATTGCAAAGGCGGAACTGGATGCTCAAAAACTTGATTACAGCGAGTATGGGTCACTTCGGGAGTTTTACCGCAATGATTTTCAAAAGTTTGCGGAGTATAACGTTCAAGATGCAATCTTGGTTGAACAGCTTGACAATAAGCTCAGACTGATCGACCTTGCGGTTTCTATTGCATACGAAGCCAAGATAACATTTGATACGGTTTTCTTTGCAACACGCATCTGGGAAACCATTTGCTGTGATTATCTTTTTAAACAAAACATAATTCCACCGTTAAAGCGGAGTTATGCCAAAGACGATCAATTTGTTGGAGCCTACGTAAAGGATGTTACTCCGGGTCTCTACAAAAATATTGTAAGTTTTGATGCTACAAGTCTGTATCCTAGCATTATTATGCAATGGAATATTTCACCAGAAACTTGCACTCACAAAGATTCTTCTTTAAACGCAGATGATTTTCTTCGAAGCAAAAGAAAAGATATTCCAAATTTTATAGAACATGCAGAAAGCATATCTTCGTGTCTTGCCTGCAACGGATCTATGTTTACACGCGAAATCAAAGGCTTTATTCCAATCCTGATCGAAAAGACTTTTAATCAGCGTAAGGAAGCAAAGAACAAGATGATTGAGTTGGAGAAGGAATACGAAAAGACAAAGGACAAAGATCTTCTTCCCCGTATTGCTGCATTGAAGGTTCGTCAGTCAGTTAAAAAAATTCTTGCAAACAGCCTTTATGGTTGCCTTGGGAATCCTGCTTTCGTCTATTCATCTCCGGAACTTGCTACCGCCGTGACCGTAACTGGTCAGGTAATCATTCGCAAGGCAGAGATGGCTATGAACGACTATATTCAGCACCTTACAAAGGATGACAAGGACTATGTACTGGCAGTGGATACTGACTCTGTCTATCTTAATCTGAATGCTGTCGTTGAGAAGGTTTCTGCAAAGACTGAAATTGCAGACGTGACACAGTTTATTCATGAAGTCTGTGAGCACAAGATACAACCGCAGTTTAAGAAAGAAATGGAATTGCTAGCATACACTCTCGGTTGTCCGGAAAATAAGATCTTCTTCAAGCGTGAAGCAATTGCTTCTGCGGGAATGTTTATTGCCAAAAAGCGATATGCACTGCTTATGCAAGATCTTGAAGGTGTTCGATTTGCAGATCCAAAGTTAAAGATCATGGGTCTTGAAACTGCACGAAGCAGTACTCCCGCAGTCGTGCGTTCCAAATTAAAAGATTGTATTCGTATTATCTTGACAAAAACTCCCGAGGAGTTGCGAGACTATGTTGATAAATTTTATGATGCTTTTATGATTATGCCTATTGAAGATGTCGCAGCTCCTCGGGGTGTCAAGGGTATCAATAAATACAAAGACAGTTCTAATATTTACAAGATTGGAACTCCAATTGCTACAAAGGCAGCATTGTTGCATAATGCATATACAAAGAAACTAAACATAGACAAAGAAATTCAATCCATCAAGGAAAACGACAAGATGAAGTTTGTCTTTGTTAAAGTTCCCAATCCTTATGGGATAGCTGGTAAAGATGCAGTTATGGGGTTTATCAACAAACCACCTAAAAATTTTCAACTTGAAAAATATATTGATCGTAAAAAACAATTTGACAAAACTTTTGGTGAACCACTTGATAATATTCTTCAAGCTATTGGTTGGTCGATAAATAAACGAGTTACACTTGAATCGTTCTTTAATTGAGATATAATATAAAAATGAAAAGTTTTTCTAAAAAATATAACCAGTATGATATAAAAAAGTCCAAATTTATTGATGGCAAATATATTTTTGGTTCTAATTCAAATCATGAAATAACTTTTTCAAATAATAGTGATATTAAAGAACAGAGAAGAGAAATTGATAGACAAAACAAAATAATTGTTCAACTCAAAGAAGAATTGCAAGAGTTGAAAGAAGAATTGGAATTGCTAAAGGCTGTAAATCAGGAGTATTAATTTATGGTTAAGAAATTTAAATCTAGATATGGTGATGAACGAATACTCACACTTCTTGAAGATGGATCTTACAAAATCGAAGGTAGGTCTTTGTATACTCGCCATGGTGATGGGTTATTTGATTTTGAAGGTGGGCCATGCTATATTGTTGGTGATAGACTTCTTGAAGTTGATGGCAACTTAATCATCAAATCGGTAAAATCAGCAGAAACAGCCCAAGAAAATTGGGCTGCTGTAATTGTAACTACTAGAGAAAGAAAAAATAATGTCAAAGTATCTAAAAAGCTTAATCACAAAGATAAATAATCCAGACGCTAAACTTGTTGCAGATGGCCTTGAAGGTTCTGATGTTACTGGGTTTATTGACACTGGTTCTTATGTATTGAACGCCCTTTTGTCTGGTTCAATTTACGGAGGTCTTCCCAATAACAAGATTTCTTGTCTTGCTGGTGATCCAGCAACCGGAAAGACCTTCTATGCACTCGGAATCGCATCACAATTCCTCAGAGACCACGAAGAAGGAGTTGTCATTTATTTCGACACAGAGCAAGCAGTCACCACAGACATGTTTGAGTCAAGAGGAATTGATACAAATAGAATTGCAGTGGTTCCTGTGGCAACTATTGAAGACTTCAAGACTCAGGCACTCAAGATCGTTAATGATGTACTTGAGACCCCAGAAGATGAGCGCAAGCCAATGTTTATGGTTCTTGACTCTTTGGGCATGTTGTCAACCGAAAAAGAGATGAATGACTCTGCTGAAGGAAAGAATGTCAGAGACATGACTAAAGCCCAGCAGACAAAAGCGACTTTCCGTGTACTGACACTGAAGCTTGGTAAGGCTAACATTCCAATGCTTCTGACTAATCACACATATCAGGTCATCGGTGCTTATGTGCCAACAAAGGAGCTGGGTGGTGGTATTGGTCTGAAGTATGCTGCAAGCACTATTCTTACTCTTTCAAAGTCAAAGGACAAAGGAGAAGAGGGTGTAGTAGGCAACTTTATAAAGTGCACAAACTACAAGAATCGATTTGTAAAAGAAAATACTCAAGTAGAAACACGACTAAATTACACGACTGGATTGAGTAGGTACTACGGCCTGACAGACCTTGCAATCAAGTATGGTGTGTTCAAGAAGGTGTCTACCCGTATTGAATTGCCGGATGGGTCAAAAGTATTTGAAAAGAATATCGATGACGAACCGGAAAAGTATTATACAAAAGATGTTCTAGATAAGTTGGATGCGAATATCCAAAAGGACTTCAAATATGGACAGCAAGATTAAATACGAATTTTTGGAAGATCCAACATCAGACGTTACTCAAACTTGTCCAATCAAAATTAAAACTGGACCGTATCAGGATATTGTTTTTAAATTTGGAAAAATTAGTTTACAAGAAAAAGGCGATGATTTGAGCGTGACAATGGAAATTGATATTATACAAGCTCCTGAAGATTTTAATAAAGAAGAACAACATTTTACTAATACAGTTGGTGAAATATTTACAAATATTGTTGAAAGCGGTATTGAAGTAAAATCATTGGACACTGCCGATCTTGAAGATGATGTTCATCAAGACTGATGCTGGACATAGATTAATATAAGAGTATAATACAAATATGGAATCAGTAATCTTGAAAAACCTCGTCTTGAACGAGGACTATTCAAGGAAGGTTGTGCCCTTCCTACAGGAAGCATATTTTCACGACAAGTCAGAAAAGACTGTCTTCAATATTGTTTCTAAGTTTATTCTCAAATATAACAATCTTCCCACCAAAGATGCGATTCTCGTATCTCTGGAGAATGAGACTTCTCTTGGAGAAGTAGAATTCAAGAAGTGTGTATCCATTTCGGATGACATGTTCAAGGAAGGTGAGAAGTCAGATACACAGTGGATGGTAGAGCAGACTGAAAAGTTCTGCAAAGAAAAAGCCATATACAATGGTATCATGGAATCCATTGGAATCATTGAGGGCAAGGATAAAGAAAAGACCCAAAATGCTATTCCAGAGATCATGTCAAAGGCTTTGTCTGTATCTTTCGATACCAGAGTCGGACACGATTTCCTTGAAGATGTCGATGAGCGCTATGAGTATTACCATCGTGTAGAGGAAAAGATTGGATTTGATCTTGAGATGTTTAACAAGATCACCAGAGGTGGAACGCGAAAGAAGACATTGAACGTAGTGATGGCTGCTTCAGGTGTAGGCAAGAGCGCATTCTTGTGTCACCATGCAGCATCTTGTCTTTCTCAAAATTTGAACGTTCTTTATATCACTCTTGAGATGGCAGAAGAGGAAATTGCAAAGAGAATCGATGCAAACCTACTTGACACGGATATGCATATCCTTGAGCAAATGCCTCTGACACAGTATGAAAGCAAGGTTGATAGCCTCAAAAAGACTTGTCGTGGAAAGCTTATCATCAAGGAATATCCTACGGCAGCAGCCAACGTAACTCACTTCCGTAATCTTATGGAAGAATTGAAGATCAAGAAGAAGTTTGCGCCAGATGTGATCTTTGTAGATTATTTGAATATCTGCTCATGTGCCCGATTCAAGCTAGGCAATGGTATGAATAGCTATACCTACGTTAAGGGAATCGCAGAAGAGCTCCGTGGTCTTGCCAAGCAGTTCAATGTTCCTCTATGGACAGCCACTCAGGTTAACCGTGAAGGTGCGAAGAGTAGCGACATGGAGATGACAGATACTTCGGAAAGCTTTGGCTTGCCTCAGACCGCAGACTTCTTCTTTGCGCTCATTGAGAATGATGAGCTGGCTGAAGCAGGTCAGCTTATGGTCAAGCAGCTAAAGAACCGTGGTAACGATCTTACAAAGAATAGAAAGTTTTTGATTGGTGTCAACAAATCTAAGATGAAATTTTATGATGTTGACAATACAAACAACAATCTTGTCAATTCAAATAACACCGAAGAGGAAGCCTACGGATCTGGTTTTGATGGTCAGGCATTCAATCCAAAGTTTGGAAAGAAAAAGAACAAGGCCGTAAACTGGACGTTTGAGGAATCTACGTGAGCATATATATTGACAAGAAATATGTGAATCTTGTTTCTGGTTCCCTTGAGAAGTTTAAGTGGAAAAAAGATTCACTAGCTACATGCAGATGTTTTAAGTGTGGCGACTCAAAGAAAAATAAGTCCAAGACAAGGGGATATTTCTTTGAGCATAAAGGAAATTATGTATACAAGTGTCACAATTGCGGTTTTACCTGTAATTTATACGGTGTTCTTGAGTCTATTAGCCCATCACTCTGCAAGGAATATGCGTTTGAGGTCTATAAAGATAAAACACCAGAAACAATTAAAGAACAAAAGCCTGAAAAAAGACATCCTGTATTCACGGAATTGGGCACACGGCTTGACCTCCTAAATAATGAGCACAAGGCAGTAAAGTATGTTGAATCTAGAGAAATACCGAAAGAAAAATATAGTAATTTTTATTACTGCCCTGATTTCAGCAAGGTCATGTCGTCCTTTGACCGTGAAGGTCGGTCAGAGGCCAGACTCGTCATACCTTTTTACAATGAAGAAGGCAGACTCATCGGTGTTCAGGGGCGGTCTTTTGACGATGGAAATCCATCACTCAGATACATAACCCTAAAGGAAGAAGGTCAAGAAAGACTTTGGTATAACTTAGATAAAGTGGATCCTCATAGTACGGTATATGTGACAGAAGGACCTATTGATTCTATGTTTATTCCAAACGGGATAGCAATGCAGGGGGCTGGATGGCTTGAGGACCTTCCTGCCAAAATTCAAAAATCAAAAGTAGTTTTTATTTTTGATAATGAACCAAGAAATTCTGAAATCGTTAGTTTGTTGGGAAGATATATTGATGCCGGAAGAAATGTAGTAATCTGGCCTGATGAAATATCCAAGAAAGACATTAATGACATGGTAAAGGTTTACGGCCAAAGTATGGTGTTAAAGCTTATCATCAATAATGTTTATTCTGGACTCAAAGCAAAAATAAAGTATACTTACTGGAAGAAGGTTTAAATGAATAAAGATAATGAAGACATGTCTGAAGAAGACATTTTAAAAGCAAGTGAAGCGTATCTAACATTTGTACAGAGATTTGGCGAATATGTAAAGGAAATGAATCCTGAACTATGGCATCGCGCTAGAGAGTACGCTGCCGATTTTACAAAAATTTCTGGTGTTACCATTGAGTTGGTTGATAATGACGAGGAAGCAGATGACAGAGATACCGAACATAAAAATGGCGCAGACTAAGTATTTTGTTTTAGATCATGGCCATGTTGACTTGATCGATTACATGGGGTCTGATCTCAGCGTTGTTAATGCTGCAAGAGTTTCCTTTAACAAGGAAAGCCATTGGGATTCAGAAAAAAACTGGACTGGTTATCAAGAACAAAAGTTGCTGGAGAAAGATACAAAACTTATTAAGTATCTTGCAAAGCATAACCACTTTACTCCGTTCTGCCATCCGCAGATCAGCCTACGCATCAAGTGCCCGATCTTTGTTCGTGCACAACTTGGTAAGCATCAGATTGGTCTAGTAATGAACGAGGTCAGTCGCAGATATGTTACATTTGAACCCGAAGTTTATGTTCCAATGTGGCGCGGTGCTCCTACCGATGGAGCAAAGCAAGGAAGCAGTGGTGCAATTGAAGATATGGATCTCTGCATTAGACTCAGGCAGGAATACCAAACAGTCCTGAATGAATGTCTTGATCTTTACAATAAACTTTTGGCAGATGGTGTCGCTCCTGAACAGGCACGTTCAATATTGCCACAAGGAACTTATACGGAATTTGTGTGGACTGGTTCTCTCTACGCATTTGCCCGCGTTTATAACCTGAGAATTGACAGTCATGCACAATGGGAAATTCAAAAATTTGCCGAGGCAATTGGACAAATTATTGCTCCACTTTTCCCAGTTTCATGGCAAACTCTAACAACTAAATAAAGACACCCACCAAAGGAGTCTCAAATATGGCAGAAACTTTATCACCTTTTCAATCGTTTATTTTTATTTCTCGCTACTCTCGTTGGATGCCCGATTACAATCGCCGGGAATCATGGGAGGAATGTGTTGACCGTTGGTGGAAATACTTTACCGCTAAGGTTCCGCAACTTGCAGAGCGTCCAGATGTGAAGGAAGCAATCCTCAATCTTGAGGTTCTTCCTTCCATGCGCAGTTTGATGACTGCTGGTCCTGCATTGGATCACGATAATACTTGCTTGTACAACTGCTCGTACTTGCCAATCGATAGTCTTGATTCGTTTGCGGAACTTTTTGTTGTTCTCATGAACGGTACTGGTGTTGGTTATTCTGTTGAACACCAATACACTGACAAGCTCCCACAAGTTGCAAACAAGATTGAAAAGGTCTTTAACATCACTTATGTTGTTGAAGACTCAAAGGAAGGTTGGGGCAATGCAGTTAAGTTTATCATGGATCACCTTTATGCAGGTCGTCACGTTAAGTGGGATCTGTCGAAGATTCGTCCAGCGGGTGCAAGACTGAAGACCTTTGGTGGTCGTGCAAGTGGTCCTGCTCCTCTTGACAATCTGTTCAAGTTCATCGTCAAGGTGTTCTACAACGCACAAGGACGCAGACTCACTGCTCTGGAATGCCACGACATCTGCTGCGCAATTGCAAATGCAGTCATCGTCGGTGGCGTTCGTCGCTCTGCTATGATCTCTCTCAGCGATCTTTCGGATCGTGAGATGGCTCTCTGCAAGAGCGGTGCATGGTGGGAGCAGGCTGGATTCCGTTCCTACGCAAACAACTCTGCTGTTTATCGTGGTCGTCCTCCGATGGGCCAGTTCCTTGAAGAGTGGACTTCGCTCTACAACAGCCACAGCGGTGAGCGTGGTATGATTAACCGCAAGGCATTGCAGGAGCAAGCAGCCAAGTGGGGTAGAGACGAGAACTGTGAGTATGGCACAAATCCATGCTCTGAGATCATCCTGAAGCCATTTGAGTTCTGCAATCTCTCAACTGTCGTTGTTCGTCCTGACGACACTGCTGCTTCTTTGAAGAAGAAGATTGAGATTGCCACCATCATCGGTACGGTTCAATCTACCTTCACTGACTTCCCATACCTTCGTCCCGAATGGAAGAAGAATTGCGAAGAGGAGCGTCTACTCGGTGTCAGTATGACCGGAATCTACGACAACAAGTTAACCAGTGGCCTTGAAGGCAAGCCAAAGTTGGTGCGTCTACTTGAAACTCTCCGTGACCATGCGACGGCAACTAACATGAAGTGGGCAGAGAAGCTTGGCATCAATCCAAGCAAGTCCATCACATGCATCAAGCCAGAGGGAACGACTTCGTGCTTGGTTGATTCGGCATCAGGTCTCCACCCACGTTATGCTGAACACTATTATCGTAGAATTCGTATTGACAAGAAGGATCCAATTTACAATCTTATGAAGGATCAAGGCGTTCCTTGCGAAGATGATGTGATTAATCCTAATAACACAGCGGTCTTTACCTTTGCTATGAAGGCCCCAAGAGGCACAATTACCACGGAAGATCTCCGTGCATTGGATCACTTGGATCTGTGGAAGACTTATCAGGAACATTACTGCCATCACAAGCCATCGATCACCGTCAACTACAAGGATTCTGAGTTCCTTGAAGTCGGTAACTGGCTCTGGGAGAACTTTGATGTCGCAACAGGCATCTCGTTCCTTCCCGGTGGTGACAATCACACATACGCTCAGGCTCCATTTGAGCAAATTGATTCTGCAACATATGCAGCGCACCCGAAGGTTAAAGTTAACTTTAAGGAGCTCTCTAAATATGAGGCAGAAGACAATACTGAGTCGGCAAAGGAATTTGCCTGCAGTGCTGGTGGTTGCCAGATAGTCTGATTCTTCACTCCTCGGTAGCTCAGTAGGTAGATGCGAGAAGCTGTTAACTTCTATGTCGCTGGTTCGATTCCAGCCCGAGGAGCATAAAAAATCAAAAGATTTTACCCCCGCAAGGGGGTTTTTTATTCTAAATATTTTTGCCATGTTGCTGAGGCCATTAATCCTCGCAGTTGTGATGGCGACAAGCGTTGCTTGCAATTCGCTATCGTCTCCTCCAAAACAAGTTGAATCAGAACAGGAAAAAACACAAGGAGTAGCGGAAGTCCCCGCATTCTTATTGGATTCTTCGAAGTACGATTCCATCGGGCTAGCTGAGGATGACCGCTACTCCTGTGTAGGTGCTATAGTTACACAATCAGGTGATGTAATAGGATCTGCGGTTCTTATTCATAGAAATGCAATACTTAGTGCACAGCATTGTTTTGCATTGTCCGACGATCCTCCAAAATATTTTTGGACTCATGGAGGACAATTTTTAAGAATTGGTAAAGTACACAAAGCAAGTCCATATGTTCCGGGGTTTCCAATGAACGATATTGTTCTTTGCATCTTAGAGGAAGACTGTTATGAACCTCCAGCAGAACTTTCAAAAATACCGTGGGATCTAATTCCGGGAGAAGAAGTTATTACTGTTGGGTGGAGCCTTGGCTACAAAAAGGTCAGCGAGAAGGGTCTAATGCGCTATTACGGCTCTCTTATTGAAGACGGGGGCCAAGTTATGAGAATGCTTGCACTTAATGGCTCAGTTTATTATGGTGATTCGGGTGGCGGAATTTTTGAAGACTCTGGAAAATTGGCAGGAATAATATCATTCTTCGGTGTAGATCCATCTTCTGGGAATGTAATAGATAATGGAGCCATAAAAGTTTGTTACTATTACGAGTGGATAGATAATATTATGAAAGAAAGGTTCTGTGATTGGCCTTGGTACGAAGAATAAATATCTATGTTCCACATGTTAATAGGTGTAGATTATTCGATAACATGCCCGTGTCTCTGTCTATATGACGAGAGAAAGCCATTTACATTTGATAACTGTTTTTTTTACTACCTAACAAATACTAAAAAATACGCAGATAAAATTTTACCAAACATCACTGGTGAAAGTTTTCAGGAATATGTGGCCGATGTTGATAGATTTGACAGTATTTCAGACTGGGCTATAAATTTGTGTATTGGAGCCTCCGAGGTAGCCATAGAAGGCTATTCGTATGGTTCTCAGGGAAGAGTATTCCATTTGGCCGAGAATATGGGAATCTTTAAACACAAGCTCTACAAGGCCGGGGTTCCTCTGACGGTCGTAGAGCCGTCCAAGTCAAAGAAACACGCCACAGGCAAAGGTAACGCTGATAAAGCCCTAATGTACGAGACCTTCAGCAAAGAAACCAATACCAATTTATTATTAAGTTTTGGGCAAAAAACTTTGTCAAATCCAATAACTGACATTGTAGACAGTTATTACATTTTAAAATATTTGGTCAATAACAAAAATTAACGTACAAATCTTCCACCGTTTAATTTTGAAGAATAGTCTAATTTGTCATGGTATCTCTTTGGCACGTTTGCCTTAAGTTTATCCATAACTTCTTTCCATGCCCCACCATTAACTTTTGTTGGAGTCAATGTCGTATCCATTGCAATTGAATTGCTTTGCTGACTCCAGTCTTTAATAATCTTTTTCTTTTTGCAGTTTGGACACTTTTCTTTGATAGGATTGTCAGATTCACTCATTTTCAAAAATAACTCAAATGAATGATCGCATGCCTCGCACTTGAATGAATAATTTGGCATATTAAGTCTTCCTAAAACTAATTAGCATTTGCTCAAACAAAAATCCATAGGATGGTTCTTTTGGTTTTGATTTGAGAACCATTTTTGCTTCTTTTGGAGTTCTGTTTCCTTTAAACAAGTTGCAATCTTTGCACGCAGTTACAAGATTGTCCCAAGTAGAACCGCCACCTTTGGATTTAGGAACAATATGGTCAACTGTAGCAGTACGATCACAAAGATCGATGCCGCAATACTGACAACAATATTTGTCACGTTGCATGATATTTTTACGATTTGCAGCCACCTTTTTAAATGGCAATTTTACGTAATATTTTAGTATCAAAACTTTTGGAATTTTGACAATTTTTGATACAGAAACTACCTCGTAGCATTCTTGTGATTCATCTAGCCAAACTTTATCTTTGGCTACAAGCTTAAAAGCTTTAGAGATAGTGATAATATTCAGGGGAGTATTATCTTGGTTTAACAGGAGTACCTGTTTTTTCATACCTTTTAAGTATTTATGAAATTCTAAATATTTTACAGCCATGGATAAAAAATCAGATAGACAATTTTATTGGGAAGTTAAAGACTTTATGACCTCCAAGAAGCCAATTAATGAGCAGGTCAAGAAACCATCTAGATTGGTTGACAGTGCTAAAACTATCTTGGAAGAAAATAAGCCATTTAAACAACAAATACACGGATCAAATTCTAACACCGTAAACGGTATCCGTCAAGCATTAGATCTTATTCAAAATAATGAAAAAAGATTTAAGCCAGAATGTAAAGCCTTTACAAAGAATGTTGATACAAATCCATTCAGAAGTTTGAATGAAGGTTACTGGGATGATTTTATTTCCGGGCTAACAGCAAAAGCTAAAGACTTTATGGCTCCAGCTCCTGCAATGACCGCAGCAGAATCTCAAGAAAGAGCTAGAAAAAACAGAATGCGTTCAGCCACTTCAAGGACCGCAGGACAATCCGAGATGGAACGTGCAGCTGGTGTTGCAATGCCAACTTCCGATGAATTGATGAGAGAGGTTGACAAACAGGATGTTAAGCCCGGTACACCTCTCACAAGAGAGCAAATGAGAATGCGTGAACTTGCTGGACAATTAAAGCGCGAAGAAGGCTTAGAGCAATTGGCTGCTGACGAAGCAGAGCGCAGAGAAACTGGTGCTCCTACTCCACAACAAACTGCATCTGGTGCTATGGTTACCGATGCAGAAACAAAAACCGCAGATGAAACACAAGCAGCTGCAGCAGAAGAAACTCCTGCACCAACTCCAGTAGAGGAGCCTGAACAACAACCTCAATCTGGAGAATTTGTTGGTAAAGACATAACTCAACAAACCCCGGATCAAATAGCTGCAATGAACGATCCGAATAGGGGCGGTCAAAGCGGAATCTTTGGTGATAAGCAAAACAAGCCACAAGCAACACCACCCAATGTAGATAGAGAAAAATTTGTCAAGGGACGTACTGAATACTGGAAGAGAAGAAACTTAGAACGAAGACAAGAAGCTGAAGAAAAACTCGCTAGAATGGGCCAAATTGATGTGTCGAAACAATCTTCCTCTGGCAGAGGGACAATTGAAGTCAACAGACTAAGAGCTCAAAGAGAACTAGAAGGTTCAAAAGACATGTCTGATGAGAAGATTGCTGGAATGGTTGAACGTGAAGCAGAAATTAAATTTAGAACACCAGAACAAAAAGCAGCAAAGGAAGCGGAAAATCGTGCTGTTGTTGCAGATTTAGCAAAGAAGGCTGATGAAGTAAGAAGAAAAGAAGCTGAATCAAAAATGGCAAGCCAAACACAAACTGGCACGAAGACACAATCAGCATCTCAAACCGCACCAAAATCATATAGGATCTAATCATGGACCAAATAACTAAACTTTATTATTACAAGGCTCTACAACTTCAAGAACAAGTAGCACAACTAGAAAAAAAACTACAATTGTTGAGTGAAGAACCAACTACTGCACCCAAATATGGTCGCGGAAAAAGAAGTGGTCTTGTAGGAGGTTCACCAACCGCCCAAGGCGATGAAGATGTTGATTTTACTGGTGGAAATGTTGATAAAAAAAGTGGTGCATGGACACCAAGTTCTGGTGGTCCAGCCGTTGCCGATAGTGAAGCTGGTGATATTGAAATTGAAAATAGAATGAGAGGTATCGCCCGTGGTGGTGGTTTATTTGGAAAAGGTGTTGAACAAACCGAGCAAACACCAGCATACATGGAAATGAAAGGTGAGTTAGAAAGAAGAAAGGCCGCAAGAGAAGCAGCAAAGAAAGGCGGCGGTCAACAAAAACCGCAGGCTACACAACCAACAGATGGAGCCGGGACCAAAGGGGGGGCTGGAGCCATTTCATCTGGCGAAGCCTCGGGAACAGAAGTTCCCAGTGGTAGTGTTCCCAAACAATCAATGACTCAACCAAAAAATGAAAAAATTGATCTTCCTGAACCAAAAGGTCCGGTTGATACTGGAAGACAAAGACCACAACCTGCTTCACAGCCAACCGTTCCGACAGGCAAGGCTGAAGGTGATTCTGGTGTTGACCCAAAACTTGTAGTTTTGGGTCTTGCTGGTGCTGGATTGGCAGGAAAAGCGATTTACGATAGATATGCTAGACAACGCGGCAAATCTCTTAAACCCGGAGAAGCCGCTAAACCAACACCAAAAGCTCCGGAAGCAACAAAAACACAAGCAGGCAAAACTCCCAAACCCGGAGAAGCCGCTAAACCAACACCAAAAGCTCCGGAAGCAACAAAAACACAAGCAGGCAAAACTCCTGTTACAAAAGCACTTAATTCACGTGCTGCTGGAACTCCAATGACTGGGACGATTTCAGAAAAACCACTTCCGCCTGAAACCACAATTGGTGGAAAACCAGTAGCAAAAGGCAAAGGAACAGTCGCAGATCGTGCAGCCGTTGGAAGAGATCTTTTGAGAGCAAGAGCAGAGGCTGCAAAGGCCGTTGCAGATGCAAAGGAAAAAGCAGTTGCCCCACAGAAACCAACAGCAGGAACTGCACAACCAGCCCAAACAGCAAAACCAACAGCGACCCCCAAATCAGTTTCAACTGGTTCCCAAGTTACAAATGTTGCAAAAGGTCTAGGAAAAGGTGTTGGATCTTTTGGAGCGGGGCTTGGTGGTTATTTTATCGGAAGAAGTTTATCAGACGCCGCACTGGGTGCTGCTGGTGTTGAAGATGGGGTAGCAAAAGATATTACAGGAGAAGCTATAGGTGGTGCTGCTGGCGGTGTAGCTGGTGCTGCAGCAGGAACTGCTCTTAAAGGTGGTGGTCTTATTGGTCTAAAGGCTGCTGGCGCTGCTGCTGGAACAGGTGCATTAGCTGGATTGGCTGCTTATGGTGGTTATAAAGCTGGTGAAGCCATTTCTAATATAGAAGTAGATGAAAAGGGAACCACGGTTTCTGATGTTGCGGGTAAAGGAATTTATGACATCTACGGAAAGATGACCGGAAAGGGAACTTCTTCACAGCAACTAAATACAAAGCCAACAGGTGTTGCTGGAGGCGATCCAAATAAGATGGCCCAAAACGCAGCAGAAGAAGCAGAAGAAGAAAAGCAAAAGAAAGCTGAGATGGAAGAAAGAATTGCCAGAGCAGCAAGCAAAAGAAAATCGATGTAATGAAAAAGTTAAATCCAATAATTCATCAAATTTTAGAGGCTCGTTATCAACAAAATTTGAATGAGTTTGTTGGAACATTGGTAAAAACTGTAGTAAAGAATGTTGCAAAGGGCGCAGCAAAGGGAGTAAAGCCATCGGTAAGACCACCTGTTAGACCTAGTGTTCCTGCTCCTACCCCCTCTCCATATCAACCACCAAAGCCAGCTCTTCCCGGTGCAAGACCAGTTCAACCGCCACCACAGTTTGATCCAAACAGACCATTTTGGAGACCGGGGCAACCAAAGCCAACAACACCCCCACCGGGACAGGCACCTGCACAGGCTCCAACGGCTCCAGTGCAACCAGCTCCAGCACCAGCTCCAGCAACACCGAAACCAGCTCCTGCTCCAACACCGAAACCAGCTCCAGCACCGAGACCAGCACCAGCACCAGCTCCTGCTCCAGCTCCAGCACCGAGACCAGCACCAGCTCCAGCTCCTGCTCCTGCTCCAGCACCGAGACCAGCACCAGCTCCTGCTCCTGCTCCTGCTCCAGCACCGAGACCAGCACCAGCTCCTGCTCCAGCTCCAGCACCGAGACCAGCACCAGCTCCAGCTCCTGCTCCTGCTCCAGCACCGAGACCAGCACCAGCTCCTGCTCCTGCTCCTGCTCCAGCACCGAGACCAGCTCCAGCACCGAGACCAGCTCCTGCCCAACAAAGAGCTCCACGGAGAGTTCCGCCAAGAGTTCCAGTTCCACGAAAATTACCTCCAAAAGTTCCGCCAATCCCACCAATTGGATTTGGTCTAGGTGGAGGTGGAGACGAAGAAGAAAATCTAAAAGAAGTTGGAGAACAGGGTGCTCTTATTAAAGGAGATGTAAATCTCATTGGGGATGTGATGGGAATGGCAAGAATGGCAAGACTTCTTAGAATTTCACAATAATTCTGGAAAAGTTAAATATATGTGTCATTATACAGTGAATTATTATGTCTTTATCCGATTTTAAAAAATTTAATCATAAACCAATAAAAATAGAAGCTTCTTTAAAAGAAGTAAACACCGATGGAAAGAGATTTTATGAAACTCCAGACGGTGTTTTTCCTAGTGTAACGAGTGTTGTTGGTTTTGAAAAACAAAAATTTTTCTCGCAATGGAGAGCAAAGAATCCAGAGGAAAGTAAAAGAGTTACTTCCAGAGGAACAAAATTTCATTCTCTCCTAGAAAATTACATAAACAATGAAAACATAAATTTAGATGAAGTGCATTCTATGCAAAAATCTTTGTTTTCATTGATAAAGCCAGAAATAGACAAAATTGATAACATAATTGCAATCGAAACCCCCCTCTGGTCCAAGACTTTAGGTCTTGCTGGAAGAACAGATTGTATCGCAGAATATGATGGTAAGCTTTCGATAATAGATTTCAAAGCAAGCACCAAGGAAAAACGCAAAGAAGATATCGATAACTATTTTGCTCAGGCTACAGCATATGCACTCATGTTCCAAGAAAGAACAGGCATTGTTGTGGATAATTTTGCAATTATTATTGCTTGCGAAGATGGAATAATGCAAGTCTTCCAAGGAAAGCCTTTACACTACGTTAAGCATCTTTTCAATCTGATTAAAAAATATAAGGAAGCAAATGCACTACCAAGAGATTAAAACTTTGGAGGATATGGTGAATACCAGAGGTTCAAAACTCTGGACACAAATGAACGACAACTCCAAAGCAGCAAAATTTAGAGCAGCTTTCGTTCAGCAACATGGAGGGTTCTTTATTCAAGAGGGTCGTTATTGGCTCTGGAAGAGTCCCATAGAAGAAAAGAACGGTTACTGGCTAAAAAGAGCAGACACAGGAGAAAAAGTATTCTTTGAAAATATGACAGAGTTTGGAAAGCAACATGGCCTAACTGCTGTAAAGATTTGCGAACTTTTAAACGGAAAAAGAAAGACTTACAAAGGTTGGACTGCCGTTGAAATCCGGGCTGTAAAAGAGACAAATGGTGCAAATGTAAAAGAAAAGAAGCCAAAGAAGAAAAAGATAGCAATTACGAACTCAGCTATATTCATTGATACGAATACCAATGAAATTTTACAAGTTCCAAATATAAGCGAGTTTGCCAAAACAAACAATCTTGATTACGCAAACTTAAGAAAAGTTGCAACGGGCAAGGCAAAAAGCTACAAAAATTTAAAACTTTTTAACCCATTGGAAAAATATAAGGAATCTTCTGAAGGCTAAATAATTTGAGATGAACTTCACTGATCTTATATTAAAATTGGACGAAGCCCGCGCATCTACTCAAACACCCAAAACGGGTGAAACTATGCGCAAGGACAGACTAAAATCCACTGCCTCCGACAACAAGGCAAAGGATGCTGCACGCAAGCGTGCAGAAAGAGCAAGACAAGTTCCAAGAGAAAAGAAGTCCAAGCAAGAACTTATCAAAGAAGTAATTTTGGTTAGAACATCCTCGGGTCGCGTTCAATTAATCTTTAAAGATTCTTTTGACAAAAACAGACACGACAGAATCAGCAAAGAGGAGATGAGCGTTGAAGAAGCCCAACAAGCCACAAAAGACCCAAAGTTTGAACAAACCCGTGCTTCTCAGCTTTTATTTGGCGATGTAAAAACAAAAGAGCCAAGCAAAAAAGAAGGAAAAAAAGAAGGCGAAGAAAAGAAAGAGGGCGGGAAGAAAAAGGAAAAAGCAGAGGACGAAAGCGAAGAAAAGAAGAAAAAGGGCAAGAGAATGTCTAAGGAAGACATTTTCAAGGCCATGTCACAGATGGATGGTGCACAGCTAGCACAGATGCCCCTTGAAATGCGTCAAGAGTATTTCAAGATGACACGACAACCACCATCTAATGTTGATTTCGATAATATGAGCTATGAAGCTCTAAGCGTCAAGTTTAACATTAGCCCCATATCAAATCTTCCATATAACCAACAGGTGTTGAATGCCTTGGTATTCTTGGCCAAGATCAAAGCTGGTGCTGGCGAACAAGAAATGCAAACATATTCTGCTATAGCACCCGCAGCAACAGAATTTACAAGACAGGCATTCTTTACAGCCAAGAAAATTTTGTCTCAAATTGGAGACGAATGCATTCAAAACTTGGTTTCAAATGTAGAATCTGGAACAAAGAGTGTAAATGCAGAAGGCTCCACCGACATGCAATGCGGTGATTATAGATTTAGAGTATCTGCAGGCGGTGAAGTTGCATTTTCAACAAGCCAGTTTGATCAATCAAATAAATCATTCAAAGGACTATTGGGCAATGCATTGATGCAGGCCGTAAATAATGGTGCAATAGTACAAAATGATCCTAAACTGTCGGCTCTGGCACAACAAGGCACAGAACTTACATCAAAGTTTTCTACAGTTTTGATTCCTGATGAAATGCTACCAGCAATCTTAAAAGATGAAAACATGGCAAAACAATTGCAATCCATGAAATTAAAGGATTCGCAAGGAAATGATCTTGGTCCAGTACTGGATGAAAATGGAGAATTGAATCCAGCTGCGTCGTTGAGCAAATATCGGGAGGGATGGCTTGAAGCCGGAAAATCTCTTCTGAAAGGTGCTAAATCTTCCGAAAAGTCACCCCTCAAAATTGCGATAGCTTCAACATTGTTGAAGACAATGCTCAGAGGAGACAACATTGTTCCACCGGAAATGGCACCTAATCATCTTGTAACAGTCAATGGTGTATTTCCAATGACTGATGAATATTTCGATGTTCTTGCACAAAGTGCAGATCTAGAAATGAAACCATCTAAAGATGTAATGACAACTTCTAATATAGGAAGTTATAACACAGCATCCGCAGAAAAGATGAAAAAGTATACAGCCATTGTCGAAGCAAAAGAAACCAAGGGTTCTTTAAAGGATGTTTTAGTCGATATCAAGTCCATAAATCCGATGGAACTAATCATCGGTAATTTGATGTCAAACAATGATTTTAGTCTTAACGCTAGCCTTTTACCGGGATTCTCTCCCAAAGATCTAAATGCCGTTCAATACAACTATGTTAGAATCGGCAAGAAAACAGTAAAAATCCCAGTAGAAAATAATGAAAAAATTACCACCCAGATGCTGGGAGAAGCAGAAGTACTCGTCAACGATATTCTGATTGAGGCTTTGACAAACAATTTTGTTCTGACTTCGATGACAAAGGCCGGGGTATTGACAGAGGATGAAGCTTCCCTTTTCGATGGCGATATCAGCGTTCTTCTTGAAGAAACAGAAGAATGCAATTACGATTCCATATTGAAGAGACTATATGAAAGAGTGATGGTAAGAGTTTTGGAAAACCCAGAACTAATGCACAACTTCTTGGATATGGTTGAGGAAGAATACGAGAGAGATTACAAAAAAGAATATAAGAATTACCACGGCAAACCAAAGCAAAGAAAAGAAAGAGCCGCGAGAACCGCTGCCAGAGAATTGATGATTAAAAAGGGCAAGGTTAAAAAGGGCGACGGGAAAGATATAGATCACAAAAAGCCTTTAAGACATGGTGGTTCAAAGGGCATAAATAATCTACGTGTCAGAGATCGGTCATCAAATAGATCCGACAATGGACACAAAAATGGTGAAAAGCAAAATAAGGGAAGCTGGAAATGATTTCTAAACAGATAAAGTTCATCACAGAAAAGGTTTATGCAAACTCTGGCCTTGGAAAGTGGTTCAACAAAGAATCAGCTGGTGGTGGACCGGGATGGGATCGCTACAACACAAAAGGTGAAAGAATAGGTAAGTGTGGTGATGCAAAGGAAGGCGAACCTTATTCAGCGTGCTTGAGCAGACAAAAAGCAGATAAACTCGGCAAAGAAAAAGTAGGCTCATTTGTAAGAAGAAAGAGATCGGCCCAGAAGAAAGCTGGAAGAGGCAAAAAGGGATCGGTAAAGGGAAAAGGCAAAAAGCCAGTATTTGTTGAGACTGGTGTAACAAAGTTAAAAGAGTCTTTTGACTATTTCTTAATAGAAAACACAGAACTCATTCCACTATCTTTTGCGACAATAGAAGCTAAAGAGTTACTTCCATTTGATATTATCATAAATGAGTCTGGTCAAATTTTTAATGTTGACCTAATTGAGGTTAATGAAAGCAAGATAAAGTTAACATTGACCGATGAAAAGGGCTGTGAAGTTTATGAGTCTTTTGATCCCGAGACCGTTATGGGTTTCGTAGACACATCAGAAGGCTATGAGCTAAATGAATTTGGTGAGAATTTAGAGCTTTACGAAGAAGAAAAGAAAAAAGTAAAGTTAAACAAAATTATGCGTGGGGATGTAAAGAAGTACAAAGTTTATGTAAAGAACGACAAAGGAAATGTCGTAAAAGTAAACTTTGGTGATCCAAACATGGAAATCAAGCGCGATGATCCCGATCGTCGCAGAAACTTCAGAGCCAGACACAATTGCGATACTCCGGGACCAAGATGGAAGGCTCGTTACTGGGCTTGCAAGACTTGGAGTGCAAAGCCAGTAAGCGCAATGTTGAAGGAAGAAAACAAACCAAAGAACCCAAAACAATGGAGTTCTTGCGTTGCCCAAGCAAAGAAAAAGTTTGATGTCTACCCATCTGCCTACGCCAATGCTTGGGCTGCAAAGTGCTACAAGAGCAAGGGTGGAAAGTGGAAGAAGTTGTCCGAAGACATTGCTGAAAGAGCATTGAAAAATTTACATGGCAAGTCTTATAATTCTGATTTGTTCGGTTTAATGGAATACAGAAACACAAAAAATTAACCTAAATAAGAGAGAAGCCATGAAATTCAAACAACTACTAGGAAAAATCAATACAATTGTCGAAAATGCACCAGAACACACCTTTGGTGGAGGTCTTTATATCGGTGATCCGCAAGCACCAAAAGGCCCATCAGCTCTAACAGACAAGGGAACCTTTAATGTTAAGCTTCCCTTTTCAATCGATGCCATCAATGCATTATTAAGCGGATTTTCCAGCAGAGATTATATAGATCCGGATGGAATCACAAGCGTCGTAAAGCAAAAGCTAAACCACTTTGGTTTGGATTTCATGTGCAATGGTAAGCTTCAAGACGGTGAAAATAGTTATGAACTAGTTCAATATGGTAGCCCACAACTGGGAGTGTATGGACAAAATCCTTATGATGATGTCAATCAAAAGGGATTCGCTCAGGGTGACGGCATCAAGGAAAAACTAGGCCATTCTTTAAAATTATCTGTAAATGTAGTGCGACTCCCAAATGGCTTAAGAAAAGTCAATATGGTTATCTTGCCTACTGAAACTTCTTCATATAACGGTGATTCGGTAGGCTCTGACTGTGGTTGCATGCACTGAACAAATGAAAGAAAAATACACACCTCTGACAGAATCTGATTTTTTAGAATTCTGTCAGAGATGTTATTTTAATCCAGAGTGCTCTGGTAAAAATGAATTTGTTGATGATTTAAAACGCATCAAATATATTAAAAGATTACTTCAAAAAATTCATAAACATAAAACTCTTAAGTCTATACGGGAAAGACTTATAATAAACCATCTTATAATTTTAAAAAACGTATTCGGTGATGAAAATTGTGCCAGAATACTGTTTTTTAAATTGGAACCAAGATTGCATTCCTATTTAAAATCTTTTACATCATTTTTAAATTTTTCTGTAAAAAATGTTCCAGAAGTAAATTATTTGCAATTAAACACGGATCCTAGGGTTGACAGAAAGCTTTCCCAGACCGAAAACTAAATAGTATACAAGGAAAATCATGCTAAACCGTTATAATCCACTACACATGTTCTTGGCTTCTTATGGAAATGAATTGAATCGTGTTGATTTCAGAATGATTAAGGAGTCCAAGAGCTCAAGCTCTCCATCAAGCTTCAGCTACAATGGTCTAGTTTATTCCTTTAACCCCGATCTGAACATGTTTGTGAACCAATTTGGCCATGCGATGGATTATGCGCAGGCAGTTGCACTTGCAGCATCTTTAGGTTACTCAGAACAAGAATTTGAAGGTTTAGCAGATTCTACGGATACTGATGGTGGAACCGACAGAAGAAGATCTAGCATTAATACATTAAGTAACCCATTTGTTTACAATTATAGCTGGTATTCATTCTATGGATTCCCAATATATGGAAAAGGTGGTCCTGCTTACGGAATTACATGGCCTTCGTCATATAACGATACTAAAGGGTTGACATATTGTTATCCGGCAATATGGTACTTTAATAGAAATTATGGACTTACTTTGGCTGGTGTTTGGGCTGATAATTTGACTTTTAATAGCCCATACGGTTTCAGTGGAGGTTGGACCGGAATCGGAGGCCCAAATAATAATGATTATCAATATTTTTGGAATAAGTATGAATATGTTCAACGCCCAACTGTTCCAAATGATTTTACTTTTGGTGCAACTAATCACGGATTTACACTAGAAATAGATAATATAATTGATGCATATAGTTGGATACCACCAGAACATAGAATGTTCATGCCCGGAAAACTCTGGTCTGCCTTTACAGACGGCGGTGGCATAACTGGAATAGAATATGTTCGAAGAACAAATTTAATTCTCCAAAGTCAAAATTTACATATAACCCCTTGGAATACTTCAAATGGCGCAACAGCACTATCGTTGGGTGATACTGCACCAGATGGATCTTTAACAGCAACTAGAATTGTTTACAATAATATACCGGGAACAACTTCTTATAATTTTGGTCAAAATATAAATTTATCTAATCCTTCTGCAACATATAGTTCAAGTATTTGGTTAAGAGGATTGACAGCAGGTTTATTTGTAGAATTTTTACCAAATCAAAATATTATATCTTCTGGTGGTTCTTGGGGTTCTATTTCACTGGGAACGGCTTGGACTAGATATCAAGCCCAATTCATAGTTCAGCCTCCGGCCACAACTATGGGAATGTTGTTAAGAGTTGTTGGTGTAACAGGACCAAATATAGGTGCTGGTAATACGTATGCTTCCCAGATTATTGCTTGGGGTGGACAGATTGAAGAAAATGAAATAGCGACCAATTATATTCCAACAACAACAACAACAGTCAGCGAAAATGTAGTGAATGGTCTTGGAAATGTGTGGGTTTCTCCCTATAAAGCCAGAAAAACTCAATATGCCGAAAGAGAGATGAGAAATATTCTCACTGCTCTCAAAAATAGAGGCTTTACGATGTCTGGAATGTTGAATGATGACGAAGCTTTCTATGCTTCATCGTTGTATACATTAAATAGAACATCTACTGCGTCTGGTATTGAAAAAAATCTATTCAGAACTTCAGGAATTTCTACTGGAAATACTTGGTGGATAGGTTTTACTGGAGCCTCTGCCGCACCTAGAAGCCTATTTTTGAATACTGGTGTTACAAATTTTAGAGATTTGTTAATCCTTCGTGGTTCTACTACAAATACTTCACAAGCTTTTTGCGTAGACTTGCTCAATATATCACAAAATAATAGCAAAGATTCAATAAATCCCGGCGGATCCAGTAATATTTGGCAAGGCAGTGTATGGGATGCCGTTATACAAGAATTTGTTGGTTATTTCGTAGAAGATGCTATGGTGCAACCATTCAAAGAAATAATGGTTGGTACTGGAAATACTACAGCTATTATTAATAATTATTCATACAAAGAAACTTATGGAACATTTTTGGGAAATAACCCACTTCCAAATAATTTGACTCTAGTTTCTCCGGATGTAGAAACACAAATTTATCCAACCACATCTTTAAGCGAGCCAAAGGCAACAAAAGCATTTGCAGGAATAGATATATCAACAGCAAGTTCTGGACCAGAATTTTCCAAAAATGGAAATCAAGGTTCAATGAATTTGTATGGGCCATTCCCAAATAATTATATCGGTGTTCCTACAAATATTGGAGCAAGAATAATTAATGGAAGTTTCAATTTCGGTTCAGCGACAACCAATTTATTTGATTTTGGAAGAATTTATTATGGAAATACATATGGCTACGCTGGCAGCAGTTTAGGTATTAAATCAAACTATGAATTTATGGTTGGTTCAGCATATTCAAGTGCTGGACAAAATACTGGACCGATGAGACTACACGTTCCGGGAAATTATAGAGGAGTAAGCGTTAACGGTGGCCTAGGATTTACATTTAACAATTCATCTTTTGGAATTCCAAATAACTGGTGTATGGAAACATATGCAAGAAATTATTCTGGAGTTTCAGCTGGAATGGGTGCAACTTGTACTACTTGCAATGGTCAAGCTCCAAAATCAATGCCGTGGTTCTTTCATGATATTTTTGGAATAACACAATGTACCGATAGAAATGGCCCAGTAAATATGCTGCCAACAAATTTGTGGTCAGCTGTTTATGGTGTAACACAAGGTGCATATACAGTAGAAGCACTTACAACAAATCCAAGTTACAGTGGAGCCTTGTTCTTATGGGATAGCTGTGGATTCCCATATCCCGGAATAACTTTCTTACCGGGTACTATTTACAGAGATTATGATACTCACTGGTATCCTATGGGTTGGTTTGCATTTGTTGCAGATCTATGTTCTATGAGAAGCATGGCAAGAACCGAAATGCTGAAGACATTTGTCGAAAGAAATGCAGGAAATCCAGCTGCTCAACAAAACCCATCACACTATTGGATTTTGGATCCAAATATGGCCATAATGGGTACGTTCAACTTAGCAAATGACAATACAGCATACATGAAAGATAATGGTGTTTATTACTACGGTTACTTCAAACCAAAGGGAATTACCTACGATGTTTCTTGGCAAAATTGGGATGGCTCCGGTTATAAACTAAGAGGAGCAACTTTCTTCTATGGTGATATAAACGATTACTGGGCAGAAAATTTTAGACATGCTTTCTTACACAAAGCAAATGCATTTACTACTTGGGGTGGTGGGGAATACAGTTGTGTTGTAAATCCGGGAAGGACAGAACCTGTTCCTCAATGGAATAGAAACACCAAAGTGTTGGCATGGCCTGTTTTGAATCCAGATGAAGTTAGAGGAATTCTTGGAAATGACAAAGTAGTTGCTGCACCCACTGGAGTATGTGGATTCACTTTAGGTGGTGTTTGTGGTGATCTGGTTTATAGAGGTGGTATGCGAGTAAATACATTGTTGCATGAATGTAATACCACGTGCAAAGGAATGGTAAACGAAACCATGTACTTGGCTCCAGTAAACAATTCTGAAAAAGAATATCACATTTCTGGTGCACAGCTAGTGGATGGAAGCTACATGTGGCGCATCACATTCTTGCACCCTGCATCCGAAGTTATAAACGTCAGAGGAAGTGTTACAAATCAGATTACTCAATATAATATAGCTGGAGTTACTAATTTTATAGATAATGCTAACCACCATAGAGGAGTGTGGTGGTCATCCAGTACCTATGAAATTCCAGTAGTTTTGAATCCCCCACAGCCCATAAATCCGGGATTGCCTGCGGGAACAACAACTTGGAATGGTGTATCAGCATTCCCATAAATAATATACAAAGAAAATCATGCTAAACCACTATAATCCACTACACATGTTCTTGGCTTCTTATGGAAATGAACTTAACAGAATTGATTATAGAATTATTAAAGAATCTAAGAATTCAAGCGCACCATCAAGCTTTAGCTACAATGGTTTAGTTTATTCATTTAATCCTGATTTGAATATGTTCGTGAACCAATTTGGTCACGCCATGGATTATGCACAAGCAGTGGCTCTTGCAGCTTCCTTGGGTTATTCTGATCAAGAATTTGAAGGTTTGGCGGATTCTAGCGATACTGATGGTGGAACTGATAGAAGATCAGCTATAAGTGCAGCAAATATAGAACCATTTGTAGATATGTGGCAATCACCTTATGGTTGGTGGAACCAAACAGAACAGTGGGGAAGTCAAAACGGACTTACCTATATGTGGTACTCGGTATTTTTGCCTTCTGGTAAAAAAGGACCAGACAAAGCACAGTTAGCTTTAGGCAATTTTCCTCCATCAATGAGTGCAACAGATAATAACTGGTCCGGTGTCGGTGATCCTGTTGGCTCTTTCGACATAAACTGGAACCAAGCTCCATGGAACACCCCAACAGGTTACATTGGAATGAGTTTTGGTTCTACTGGATTTATATTATACCAAGACGTAATAAACATAATGGAAATATTTTCTTGGGTTCCACCAGAGAAAAGAATTTTGGCACCCAGTAGACATTGGAGAGCTATAGATGGAATTGCGGGTTTTGGAGCCACAGGAATTGCAAATGCGGATACTGTAGTATTCTCTAACGGAGTAAGAGGTGGAATATTAACCCCAACTCCGTGGTTGAAAAGAAAAATGAATTTTGTTCGCAAAGAATTGAATACAGTATATGCTTTGATGGGTGCTTGTGGATTCACAATGGGTGGTTGGGAATGTGATGATGAATATTATAATTTCTTTGATTTTAGGTCTATAGATAACGACTCGGGCGCACAAAATGTTTGGTTGTATCCAAATAATAGCCCAACAGGAAATACTTGGTGGGCTTCATTTACTGGAATTTGTGCTGCACCAGATTGCTTGATTGCCGAAGGCATCACTTCCATGCGAGCTTTCATGCTTTCTATGGGTTACACTACAGGATCTGGTTGGAAAAATGTTGATGGAATGACATTTAGGGGACAGTGTGCGGGTATAACAGGAAATATTGTAATAAGTGGTTCTGCTTTCCAATGGCAGCTTTCAGAATATGCAGCAATTATGAAAGATTGGGTAGCCGCCCATTGGACAGATGCTGCAAATGATTTCAAACAAGCTTTTGGTTTAACTGCAGATAATTATCCCGTTTCAAACTATGGATATTATAAAACAAATGTTGGCGTTGCTAATTTTAAAAATCCACCAAGTTTAGATTGGTCTTATACTGGATTCATGAATAGAGACATGAATCAAAGCACACCAGATTATTTAAAGTATCCAATACCAAGGGCAGCATCAGATGCACAAGTTGTATATTATTATGGTTTTGATACACACGATGTAAGTGGTTTAAATTCACCAAAGACATACACAAGAGAAGTAGGAAACTTTGGTGATATTCACGCATATGGTGGAGTGGGTGCAGCTTTCCACGAAATAAGCAATTCTCCAAGATCTATTGACCGAAACTTGGATTATTCTGGTAATTCTTTTGGTCAAGCTAATTCTGGAAATACATTTGCAAAAAGACATGTTGCTAACTTCACCATGTATAATGCAATTGTCGCTAAAGGTGAATCAAAATTCTTAAAATCTTGGTTACCCGGAAATTATCTAGGAAATACAGGAGCTTCAGCTGGACAACTAGTTGAATTCCTTTATTGTGCCGAGCGTCTTGGAAATAGTGCTGCGTTCAGGTTTGATGTATCGGGTGCCTCTGGTTCTACTGCATGTGCTACAACACTATGTGGATATGATAGAGCTCCACACTTACCTTCTTGGTATTTGAATCCAGTATTCAATATAACAAATCTAAACTGGAATTCTGGTGTAACATATGGTCCCGCAAACCATATTCCAACACTAGGAAAAGATATAGTTGTCGGGCTCACAATGGGTGGGATTACTGTTCGTAGAAATTTGAGTAGAGGCGGTGCATCTGGTTTTACTTTCTGGTCAAGAGATGATTTTGATAACTGTGGTTATCCTGTGCCGGGAAACACATTACCAGCAGGATCAATATATAACCAATACTGGACTCACTGGTATCCAATGGGTTTCGTTGCATTACTAGCAGATGTTTCTTGGGGTCGCCATCTTGCTCTTGTTAATGTGTACAGAGCAAATGCACAAAGAGCTAATGTTCTTCCTCCAGTTGCAAATTCTCGTTGGAATGGAATTCAAAAACCAATTAACACTTGGATAGCTATCCAAAATTGGAAATCCGATGAGGAATATAGTGGCGAAAGCATTACACCATCTTCAAATTTGAACTTGGCAAATTATTACTTTGTTCCAACTGGATTGACAGCTGGTACATACTTTACAAATACTGTAGCACAGGGAATTACTTTCTTGCAAGGTGAAAATGGTCCCATGTTCTACGAAAACATGAGACACCAGTATATTAATAAAACTTGGAAGTATTCTTACTGGAATCCTATAAGTTACACTTGCGCTTATAATACAGGTGGTCCAATTGCACCAGCGGAAAATCAAAGATTCCCAAGAGTTACTGCCGGAGTAACAAGTTTTGGAGTATGTGGTGCACTTGCAATGGATCTTGCTAGAAAGGTGAACGATGTTGTTCACGAATGCAATACTATTGCTGGAGGAGTTGTATCTGAAACCATGTATCTTGCACCAGTAAACTTCGATGAAAGAGAATATTTGATGTCTGGTGCACAACTGGTAAACGGAACCTATCTGTGGAGAGTAACTTTTGCTCACCCAGCAACAAGTTCTGTGACAATCCAAGGATCGGTAACAGGACAACCTACAACATACAATGTTGCTGGAGTTACCAACTTTATTAAGAATGGAAATAATAAATTTGGTGTTTGGTGGACCACTAATACATACGAATTGCCAGTGGTCACCAATCCGCCAGTTCCAGAAGCCCAAAGACTTGGTGTACTAAACCTACCAATAAACGGTATTACATACAATCCTCTTACAATGTTGCGCGGAGCAACAAATGGTGGTACTCCAACCTATATTACATAAATATTAATGTATGAAAGCTAGTTCCTACGTACCATCATTCTACTTCTACAAGTTAGCACAGGGCATCAGTGCTCCCTACACCTCACTTGAAGCATATAGTGCTGGCACGATAGATGCCAATGGAAATATAATAAAACCAGAAAGCAGCATAGATTCATTTGAATATTTGGTAATAAAATTAAAGAAGATATTTGAAGAACTTCCATATGGAACAACAAAAGCAAAGTTGTCCAACTATATGGCAACCTTGAATATGTTCGGTGAGCAGTTTAATCTTCCATCTGAAGAATACAATTTTTTCATGGAGGGGTTCATCACTGCAAATGTAAATGAAGAAGTTAGCTACATTCAGCTTTTAGAAGATATGACCACAGGTGGAGGAGCTGGTCCGGGCCCCGGTGGTTTATCAGTTCCAGCATCTCCAGAAGTTTCCCAAGGTGGTGTAGCAGGATATGATCCCATACTCGGAATGGGTTTAAAGAGAAAGAAGAAGCCAAAGTATTTCGATAATTGTGAAGTGTTTGAAGTATGCCCAGAGGAATATATTTCTTTCAAGAGCGCAAAGCAGTGGAAGGATGTTCCCGATAGCGAAACCAAAAATTATCTTCAAAGATTCCAAAGAAGAAATAAAAAAGCAAAGATCGGTATCAAAAGTATAAATCCAATAAGTGGAGACCATGATCTGTACTGGATCAATTATCCGGGCAAAGATTTTATGGAAGATGTTGATTTAAGTAAATTAAGTATATTATTTGAAAATGTAAAAACAACAAAACAGGGATATCATGCAGGACATGTACTTGAACGTCTAATTTCTAACATTGGAACGCAAGAAAATTATGATCTTTCTGAATTAAACCCAAACCAAACAGAATATGTCGGTAGAATGGTTGATTGGGTCAACGGATTCCATGCTGCTTCAACTTCTGGTGAAGAGGGGCATGGAGAACAGTGGATTGATTTGGGTTTAAGAAATGCTCAAAAGAGAGCATCTAAGAATGATTCAGAAGGACCAGAAGCTGCCCCAGATGGTTTTAAATATGATCCCACAGCCAAATCAAAAAGTTTTGAAGACAGGCTAGTAAAAGTAGATTACGGAACAGATAGAAAACCTGTCGCAGAGCTATCTAGAAAAAGAAAAGGTCTTGAGCTCGGAGGAGAAATTGTAGCTCTTCCAGCAGAGGGATCTACTTTTAAAAAAGCAGTAAGAGGCTTAATACAAAGCCCTGAGATTGAGAGTCAAATGAGAAGTGAAATGGAGTCTAAGATCCAAACTCCACAAATCATAGGACACAAAACATTTACAGACACAAAAAAACCACTTTCGGCAAAAGGATTTGTAGCGCACACGGTCGAACAATTAAGACAAATTGTTAAAAGTAGATTATTCAGAATAAATCCCACAGCTGGAAAACCAACCGAAAATGAACCACACGGTCGCCAAGGTGTAAAAAGCTTAGATTTGAGAGTAAGAACAAAATCTTCACCTTCTGTTGGCAGTGACATTGGTTATGATGAAATAAGATCCATACCGGGTGGCGATGCGCCTAAAGAGGCAATGTCTGTATCAATAGATGCCATAGATCATTTATTCGATCAAATTCCAGATACTTATGTAGGAAAAACTGGAATCAATAAAGATGCATTGAGAGAATATGCTGCTAAGATATTAGCACCACATATGGAAAGAGGAAGGTATCCTTTGGAGCTACCTTCCTCTAAAACTATATCTACTTAATTATCAGTCCTGAATAAAGTTTTTCTTTTTACAGCACTTTGGCTTGGTGCAAGAGTTTCTATCTCTTGCCTCATTAATAATTTTTGTATCAGCATCATTCCAGCCAGTTGAATACTCTTGCCAGTATGGGTCTGTTGCTGACATTGCCTGAATAGGCTTCTGGCCTCCATTCATACGACACTGAAATCCCTTATCATAACCTTCACCGGGAGTATACTTGCTCATTTTGCTCTCCTTGGATCATTTGGGGGAAGCATGGTAATTTGGCTTAAGACCTTATCCAATGCCTTTACGTGAGCATGCTGCTCGGTAATAGCAAGATAACCACGAATTTCGATGAGCTTCATATACTCATCTTGTGTAAAGTTTACGGTAGTTGTCTTGGGCTTTTCATTTCGTTTATTTGGTTTTGGCATTTTGTTCATGGGATTCATGACCTCCTTCATGATATCGTCAATATTGAGATAATCCTTCATGTAATCCATGTAGTCTTCATTGTTATTGATTTGATTCCACATCTTCTTGAACTTGTCATTGACAGGCCCATAGTAAAAAAATCCATGTGGATTATGGGGATTGTTTTCATCATCCCCATCGTTTTGCCAATTTTTAAAATCGTTATAGTCTGAGTTATTCATGTATTTTAGTTAGTGTCAAAGAATTGTTCATAAACTACCTTACCGTGATTATCTGTTACGGAAAGGTAACGAACATGACGCTCAATAGCATCACTGATATTTAAGGAGTCGTTTGGGCCAAATGACAGATGACGAATCCACGCTGGACAACCACCCAAGGAAATTCGAACTTCATTCCCAGAAGCGTTAGTTCCATAGAAATCAAACGTAGACTTTTCACCATCATAGTAGGTAAAAAAGCAATCGATGTTATCATACTTGCTCCTAACATCGGATAAGGACATATTAGTGACAGTTTTAGCCATTAGGCAATCTCTTTTGCTTGACAGACTTAGGGAGTTGGCCAATCGCGTCAAGCGCACGAAGTGTACCAACTTTTGCCTCCATGAGGCTATTAGCGCGGTTCCGTGCAAGACGGTCCTTTCGCTTCTTGTGACGACGAGCTGTAATACGTTGTTTCGAATTAGGCATGTTATATATTACTTCTTTTTTTTGTTATTGTCAAGCCCTTTTTTCTTTTTGGGGGCTTCTTTCTTTCCAAAAATTTTATCCCAATTTTTACAATAAGTTGCATAATTCACTTGGCGATATGCGTCACCTTTACCTGCACCGTGTATACCTTCCATATTATTTAATTATACCTTAAAGTGAAGCAATGTCAAGTCTAAATAATTTTATGAAGAATAATAAAGGTTATTATCAGTGGATTCACAGCCTCAAGGCCGCATCTGTAGAGGCTCACTTTAAGGGTAGAGCAATGCTTGAAGAATCATTGCAATCTGGTTTGGGAAAGGGCAAGCCAGTTGGCGTAAACCCAGCTGATTTGGAAAAAACCCACCAAGAGCTCATGACTAGCACCGATGGTCCGGGTAGACCACCAAAGGGTCCCCACATCGATCCAAAGTTTGCTGGAGATGTCAAGAAGACCTCGGCTCAAATTTATGCAGAAATTTTGGCTGCTAAGAAGGCCAAGGATTCTATGCCAACACAAGTAGACATGACTGGTGATGGTAAGGTTGATGCTCAAGACGTTGCAGCAGATGCCAAAGATAATAACATTGAAGACGAAGACAATCCAATTGATCCAAACTTGATGCGTCCACCAACAAAGCTTGCAAGACAAGCCAGAGCAGAAGCTGGTTACGAAACAGAAGAGGACAAGGAAACAGCACACAGAGAAGATCAGGAAGCCGAATACTACGCTCGTCAAGAAGATGAACAAGAAGGCATTGAAGGTATTGTTGACAGAATGATGCGCGGAAAGCGTTAAAGGTCTATGTGACCTATTTGGGAACTCCAACGCCATTCTTCCCACAACAACTTAGCAAATTCGTCGTCAGGATCATGACGACGAATTTCTATTTCTACCATACCTTTTTCTGATACTGCGGCATCCATTTCCCATGAATACCAATACCACTGCTTTGGTTTTAAAATTTCGTTTGTAATCAAACAACGAATTTCACTTTGCATACTTTAAAATAGTTCGTACACATTTAGAGCAGCAGTGCTGCCAGTAAACCCATAAGTAAAAAATGGATAAAGTGTAATCGAATTTGTTGGAAGATTTAATGGACCAACAGAAACTAAACTTCCATCTGGTGCCAAACACTGCAATGTTACAGTTTGTGTACTCCCTGTTGGATTTTGTACCAAAACAGCTTCATTATTTTTTCCACCAGTAGCACCCGTTCCAGATGATCCCAGTTTTCTCATTTTTCTAAAAGTTCTCATACTATTATTTATCCTTAAAAAAGTTCATAAATGTTTGCTTGGCTAGTAAGACCGGATATTGAAAGAACATTGAATGGAATTATTGCCCAACCATTTCCCGCTGGTGTAGAAAAAGGAAGATTGGTGCTTGAATCTATAACCGGATACAAAACAGGAATAATATTGGATGTAGATCCATCAGGATTTTGTATGTTGCACGGTAAAGATAATGCGGTTGATGAACTAATGTTACTAATATGAATCAACAATAGCCCTTTGTTATTTTTTGACAAAGAACCTCCATTATATTTTTTTATTTTTTTATATGATCTCATTTTAATATAGTGGAAAAATTTGAACTGGAAATAACCAAGTTACTGGTATAGTAGGGGTTGAGGTTGTAGTATCATCAGTAGAAATTATAGCTTTTTTAAGTTGTATTGGTACAGTACAAACATCATGTTGCGCATTTATCGCCATTCTAGTAGATTGAAATTGTCTATAAAAACTACTAGAATTAAAAGTTTGAGGAAAAGAAAATTGAGCAAAAAAATCATTTATAGTTAAAAATATTGTGGTAGGGGATATATTTTTTATAGAAACATCATTTCCTTCCGGTGAAGTAAATACAAGTTCCGATATATACGCTACACCATCAGACCCACCACTATCTTGGTAATTACCAAAAGTATTAATACTATAAATGAAACCCTTATTTGTTTTTTCGGGTGTATAGACATAAAAGGTAGCACCATCGAAGGTTACTCCTTTTGCATCAATTTTATAATTATAATCAATTATCATACCTAATATTTAGGTATGATTTTGAGTCCATTCTTTGTATGCCTGAGATGTCCAAAATTGATTAGTATATTCTGGGCCAGTAGCAAATCCCACCATCCAAATACACCTATGTGTTCTACCTTGCTTTGCCAAAACACCAATATGGTATGCGGCATCCTTGGAATATTGATCAACTTTTAAAGTAAAAGGAGTTTTTTCCTTTAATTCCTTTTTAAAATTTTCAATATACTCCGGATAAACCTTTTCCACTACAGGTTCGGGCTTTTTTGGCTTGCGCTTTGGTTGAGTAGAAGTTTTACGTGGTTTTGGCATAAATGCGGCTGGAGAGAATCGAACTCTCATATCAAGCTTGGAAGGCTAGAGTAATGGCCATTATACTACAGCCGCGATATAACTATTATAGCAGGCTAAACAATGAAGTCAAATAAGATAAATGAAGGAAATGTGTACAATGTTGAAACAACTTTTGGTGCATCACAAAATGCTTCAAAGGATGGTCTGGCTTCTTGGAAAGAAGAAATCCGCAAGCAGCTTATGGATTATTTGAGCAGATCTAAAATTCAAAATATTGATGCTGTCATAAAAGCCACTTTTGGTGATTCTCTAGACTAAACCCATAGCATTTGCCAGTTTTCGATTCATGTTTGGGGATTTGAAGTGTTCGTCAAATTCTTTTGTCAAATCCTCTCGCTCTTTACAAAGTTTATTATATTCTTTTGTGCTGGCTTTGTCGTCGGTCTCCATGCGACCAAGGCGGTACAAAATTTGACCAAACTCATAAATTTTAGCTTCAAGATCCTTGTTTGTCATTTTGATTTATTTTTTAATTCCCAGTGCTCATCAGCAATTTTATCGTAATGATAATTTGCTCTACTTGATTCTTCTTGAGTATCAAACATCTTCAATTTAAGTCTATCGGCCAACAAATACTTACGATCATAAAGTTTGCTGATTCGTGGATCTTTGTTATTTGATTTTCTTTCCTTGACAACAGACCCAATGGCCTCACAATAGTCTGCATAATTTTGCAGAAGCAAAGTAAAAGGCATCTCTTCTAAAGACTTATTAAACTTTTCATCATCTTCATCTAAAAGATATGATACCAGATCAAAGTCATTTAAGATGAATGGTACGGTTTTTATTCTTTTCTTCTTAGCCATGACAACAATATATCCTGTAAAAAGAGCAAGTCAATTAATTGACTCCATGGTATTGTGATATATAGTATGGCTGTAATCTATAAAGCTGCTTAGGGATAACTGATACCCCGCAGCAATCAGAGGTGGGGCGCGAATACCTCAGAAGAACGCGAAGGGCTAGCACTATACTTCCCAAGGCTTGATCGGCCTTGGAAAAAGGATTCAATGCCCGTTTTTAGCGAGTATACTCAAGTGGTCAAAGAGGTCTGACTGTAAATCAGATGGCATCGCCTACGAAGGTTCGAATCCTCCTGCTCGCACTAAATAATATTGGTATTGTTGATCTTGGATAGAAATACGGCAACACAGGGATTCGATTTCCCTCGGCTCCATTAGCCTAACCCAGAGTCCCTGCAACCTCTGGAGACGGCGAGACAAGTCCTCGTAGCAGCGGGGCACGACCTGAAGTCCTAGGCTTCAGGTCATTAAGGGGCTGAACTGGCTTCGACTGTCGTAAAGTATTGAAGAAGGAGATACCCGACACGGGTAACAAGTGTCGTAAATAAACAGTTGCAAATATAAAAGCCGCACCAATGCGGATGGCTGCTTAAAGCAGTGGGGTTTCCCGGTTTTCCCGCATCTGAAAAACCGGGTTTTTTATTG